GTGTACAACTCCACGAGGATCGGAGCCAGGAACATGGTGCTCGAAGAGCTCATGAAGGCTGCCCTACCCCGTGATCTCAGGGGGAAGATTGCCCATCGGCTGTCTGGTGTCATCTTCGACTCGGTCAGTGACCTGTTTCCCTCGGCCACGCTGACCATGAAATGGATCGAACAGTGCATCCGGATGATGGTCAACCACGATCCCACCCGGACCATCCGATGGACGAACCCCCTCGGCGCCCCCGTGGTTCAGCCCTACAGGAACACCCGAAAGTACCGGGTCCGCACCTGCCTTTCGGAGATCATTCTGGGCCACCGAGATACGGATGCCCCGGTATCCCTGAGCAAGCAGGTCCAGGGAGGACCGGCAAACTGGGTCCACTGCCTGGACGGGGGGCACTCTATGCTCACCGGGCTGGAGATGTACGACCAAGACAAAGACTACGGGTCGGTTCACGATGCCTACTGGGCACACCTCATGAACATGGTCAGCCTGGGAGATATTGCCCGGCATCAATTCGTTGAGATGCACCTGACCGACTTGTCCGGGCATTTATATGCCGAGTGGACTGAGTCGTACCCCACCCTAAACCTACCATGCCCACCTAGTAAGGGAACATTGGACCTCATGGTAGTCAAACAGTCTCCGTACTTCTTCGCATAAGGTGTCCGGGTAATGGAGCGAAACCGATACGTTTATTTGATCGTCTTCACTCGGGGACCAATTTGGTCCGAGAGAATGAAGGGCAAAGGCTGGCGGCGACGTCTGCATTTCATCAGGCGTAGGCCAGGGATGGCATACCAGCTGCTCGGCTCCTGGTTGAGCATGGTACTTACCGGGTCAGAGCACCGCCACATTGTGGTCACCGACATGAGCATGGCCTTGGATCACTCATTCGATGGGGTGAGGTACAGACTCCACGAGCATTTGCACCACGATAAATCAATCAATGGGTGGGTCTCGTTTGAGTCCAGTCACCAAATCCACTGGCCCCAATTCGAGGGACGAGAAGCAACGCTCTTCGGAGCCACAGTCAAACGTCTCCTGATGTGGGCAACCCGTGGTCTCTACCAGTTCAATAACTGCACAGCCACAGCCAGGGAGGTACTATTCCTGTGCGGGATTCAGCCACCTCGACGTTGCTGGAACCCCAGGCTGCTGCTGCAATGGTTCACGGAGAATGGATATGACTTCACTGCCGGGCCACCTCCCTCTGCAGGTGGAACAACTGATCGATGAACTCGATCAACTCAACCCAACACCTACTGTGACGGGGACGTTGATCGAACCACTAGAAATACAGACCTTGGTATTCCAGGCTGGCCGCCGGTCCCTGGTCGATGAACTGATTCGTCTCAAAGACAAAGCAAAGGAGTAGCGTGATGAGTAGCCCACCAAGCCGAAGAGCAATGACAACGCATACCCCAAAACCACAAGATCCTGCGCCAGAACCAGAAGCGGATCAACCATTTGCTACTGCCGAGGGCCAATCAGATAAGAAGAAGCGACAAGAAGGCGGCTACTCTGATTTCAAGATCCCCAGATCAGGCAGCGGTTCTGGTACCAACGTACCAAATTGATAATCCATGCGTGAATCAACCATCAAACGAGAGTTTCTCAAGGACGATGCTGATCGTCGAGAATCCCTCGACCGAGCTCGTCTCTGTTCTGCCCTGACGAAACCATGGGTGCTACCTCCCCACGGTTGGCAGGAAGATGAGAAGTTGCCAGAGACCTTCAGCTCCCTGGCAGCCAGGGGGATTACCAACCTCGAGGGCCGTCTACTCCTGGCCCTCTTCCCACCTGGCACCCCGTTCTTCAAGCTGCAGCCAGCTGCCAAATTCCTCTTCGACCCCAACACAGAGCCGGAGATGCTGCAGGAATTCAAGAACATACTCAAGACTCACGAGCTCCTGATCATGTCGCATCTGGATCGTGCGGATCGCCAGGGGAAATCCAACGGTCGACGAGCCGGGTTCCGGTCGCGGCAACGCACTGCCATCAGCCAGCTCCTGATCACGGGCGACGTGCTGACACAACTGACTGACGATTTCACCCTCCGGGTATTTCGACGAGACAACTACGTCACCCGCAGAGACACTGCTGGTGACGTTCTATATCACATCATCCAAGAGAAGATCGATCCACTCAATCTCACCCCCGATCAACTCATGGATTGTGATCTGGACTCAGACGTGTTATTGGAAAAGAATCCCTACGATCGTTTGGAATTCCTGTACACGAAAATAGAGTGGCAGCCCCTGACTAAGCGATGGATAATTTCTCAGGAATGCAGGGATAAACCAATCACGACAATGGAGGAACGGGTCACGCCATTCTTCTCTGTCCCATTTGAACTCCCTCCCGGGGCCAACTATGGACGTGGCCTGGTCGAGCAGAATCTCGGGGACTGTCGTGCAATCAATGAACTCACCGAGCGGCTTCTGGATCACGCAGCGATCGCCAGTAAGATGCTCTTCGCTCTCGACTACAACTCGCAGGTGCGACCCAGTGACCTGGCCCAGCCCACGGGGTCGGTCATCCAGGCCCGTGTCCAGCAGGGACAGATCACAGACGTTGGCCTGATGAAGGCCGAGAAGATGAACGACTTCCAGGTGGCCAATGCCACACGAGAATCTATTCGCAAAGACCTCTCCACCGTCATGCTCATGGAAGCAGAGCAACTGCCGACGTATGAGAGAGCGAGCAAGTTCCATGTTCAGCGTGTAGCCATGGAACTCGAGGGAGCTCTGGGGGGAGTCTACGCACCAATCGCTGACAACATGCAAATCCCCTTGATTGAACGCCTTCGAGAGGTGCTCACTAGAAAGAATATCCTCCCGGGGCTTCCTGAAGATGCAGTACAAGTGGAGGCGATCACCGGCCTGCAGGCTCTTTCGAATGAGGGAGACCAGCAGAAGATCATGGGTCTATTACAGACCATGGCCAGCATGGGACCGGAGACCATGGGACGAATCAACACGGGCGTCCTTCTGGACATGCTCATGCGTCAGTCTGGTATCCACGAGCCTGGCCTGATCAAGAGTGAGAAGGAAATACAGAAGGAACTCGAGGCACAGCAGCAGGCTATGATGCAACAGCAGGCACAGCAGCAAGCAATGCAAACGGGCGGTAAGATCCTTGAGCAAGAAGTAGCCCGAGCACCAGCACAGGAGGCATCACCGAATGTCTGAAGAATCAAACCCCACCTTCTCGCTCCAGGCGGCTGGGTCCACCCCGGCCAATGAGTCGAGGCAGGTATCCGAAGTTGAGATGGACGCCCCCGACGCGGCGACCGAATCCGGCGGCGACAGTGAACAGAATGCTCGTCAGTGGGCGGACAAGTTTGATTCGCCCGAGGATCTGGAGAAGAGCTACCTTGAGCTGCAATCCAAATTCAGCTCAGAACGAGCTGCCACTGGTGATATGACCTTCGGCCAACTGTTCGAACACCTGGACTTGAGTGCTGAAGAACTCGGCGCCAACTGGACTAACGATGGGCAACTCTCCGAAGAGCAGTATGAGAAATTTCGGGCAGGCGGCTTCTCCAAAGAAATGGTCAATCAGGTGTTCACGGGCGAGCGAGCCATTCAAGAGAATGGGGTGTATGCAAAGAGCAAGCTGGTTGAACGTGCCAATGACCTCGCGGGAGGCGAGGAAGAAATGGCTGGCCTCCTGAAGTGGGCCGGGGAACACTACGAGGATTCTCGGAAGAAGATGATGGAGGACAGACTGAATGACCCATCGACTTTCGAAGACGCCATCAAGGCAATGCTCTTTGACTACAAGCAGGTGACGGGCCGAGGCGGTTCTGTGAATCTTGTCCAGGGCGATATCATGCCCAACACGACAGCTGGATATACGTCAGCTGATGAGGTGTTCCAGGCTATGCAAGAATACAGGAAGACTGGGAAGATGGACGAGGTCATGAAGCGTCGTATCAAGAACACACCATCTCACATTATGCAGGGGATTGACCCATGAGAATCTATGATCCAGTGCGTCTAGGCAAGGCGGTTCACATGGAAATGCGAGATGGGGTTTCTCCCAAGCTGTCTCGCCTGGCTGGCAACAGTGGTTTTACCTGCGTCATGCTCAACGAACACAAAGAACGTGTCACTGAAACTGTAACTGGGGCCACAATCAACGAGGCATACGACAATGCAGTCGCTGCGTACCGGGCCGTCAAGGCCGACAAGAAGACTACGGAAGAAGTCAAAGCAGAGAATCAGCTTCTGCGAGAACGGCTCCGTGATCTGGAGCCCGTCGTGGAAGACAAGGAAGCTGAGGATGCTCCGGAAGAAGAGACCTCTGATGCTTCTGCTTTTGATGATCTCAGCACCGATAATCTGACCCGTCTGTAGACGGCACCCCAAACGACCTTTCTTTTCTCTCCCCTCCTGACCGCATTGCTGTTGAAGCAGTGCGGTCATTTCGACAATGGCCCTCGAGAAATGCTGGGCACCCCGGGACCAATTGGTCTCGGATCCGGCCAGGTAGAGGACACCCGTGTCATATCGTTTCTAACTCTACCTAAACCAAAAACTGGAAGGACTGAGCAATGACTGATATTGCCTCAACCTATCTTTCCCGAACATTGCAGGAACAGGGCGCAGGAGATGAACGTGCCCTGGCCCTGAAGGTGTTCTCGGGGACTGTGCTCGAAGCGTTTCGAGCGAAGACAGTCTTCTACGATAACACTGGCTCCATCATGGTCAAGAAGACCCTGAGCGGTGGGCACATTGCCCAGTGGCCCGTTATCGGAGATGACATTGATTTGTACTCCGTTGGTACATTTGATGACCAGGACGGCAACAACGATTACTCTGATTCAGGCGACGTCACAACTGACGGCGGCCTGGCTCTGGGTTACCACACGCCTGGTGAATTCATCAAGGGTCGCAAGATTGAGATGTCGGAGCAGACAGTTCGCGTCGATGACGTGCTTGTTGCTGCTATTGATGTTCCATTCAGCGATCTCGACTTGTCTCATTTTGACGTCATTCGCCCGTTTGCGACCAAGCTCGGCCGCTCCCTGGCAATCGACAATGACAAGAAGATCGCAACGATTGCGATGAAAGCTGCACAAGACGGTGGCGTTTCCGGTGTTTATCCTGGTGGTCAGGAAGTAACACGTACCGGGCACACCTCCACAACCGTGGCCGGCAATTACCCTGACGGCAACGACACGGGTGCTGGACGTTTCCGAGAAGACTGCGCAAACCTCGCAGAACTTTTCGATAACGACCATGTGCCCGAGGACGGAAGATTCCTCTTCATAAGCCCCCACATTCGAAAAATTTTACGGTGGGAAACTGACGTGTTCAACCGGGACTACAACCCGGATTCACTCGCAGGGGATCTGAACTCACGTACCATCGGTACACTCGAGGGCTTCAACCTGGTGCTCACTACGCACCTTCCTGGCACCTCGACAACCGACACCATGTACAAGTACATGGGTGGCAATACCAACCACCGCAAGTACGACTACAAGGTGACTGGAAGTGAAGCAGACTATGCAGTTCCGGCTGCAATCGCTCTGTGTGGTGCTTCTGAAGGTTCTGCTGCAGTGGGCATGGTCCAGGCTGCCGGTATTCGTACCGTCATCGAGGATGATGAACGCCGCAACGTAAACACTTTGCGTCCGCAGTCAGCAATGGCTGCGTGAGAACTCCGTGAACTCAGGGAACATCTCTCCGAGACAATCCTGAGCGAAGCCCATCAATTGATGGGAACGTGCAACGACCATCCCGAAAGGGAGTAGGCCCGAAGCCGGGCCGAAGCGCGGAGCACCCCAAGTGGGTGATGATATGGTCTCAACTGCATGGCGACATGCAGCAGTCGATTCGTTCGACGGGTGCTAAATAGCGATTAGCACTGAAGTAAATTGGAAGTTCATGAAAGCTCAAATGATGGTTGGTTACGACATCGTCTCACCCTGGTGTGCCGGCGTCATCAACTGCCACACGTGATCTCTTCATACTTTGTTTCGTCATGAACGGGGGGCCGGCTTCGGCTGGCCCCCCCTCATTACGGCGGGGGAACTAATGACACGCACCAGGAAAAACGGAGATCGTGATCTGGTACGGCTTTCAGTAAGAGACTGGATCGGAATCCTTGGGGTTCTATTCGCAATTATGGTCACGATCTTTTCTGCAACGATTACACTTGAGCGGCGATTGACTGAGGTCATCACCAGGCAAGAGCAGCTCGAGATCCGTATTGACCGAATCGAATACCAGATGGATCGAGGATTTCCACAATGAATTCAATGACACTCTCAACGTCTCCAAGATCATGGAGCCGTTACTACTCCACCAACTCAACCACGCTGACCAACCCGTCGATTATGGAATGTTCGATTGGTTCAGTGGGCACACCTACTACTGGCTCCAACCTGGCCAAACTCATGGTCTACGGTTCCGGTGCAGATGCGACCGAAGCGATCTACCATTATCTGTACACCTATTCACCACTGGCTGGCACCTCCCTGTTTATCCCATCGTTTGTTTGCAAGCTCAAATGGACATGGACAACAGCGACCAATCGAACTGGCCTGGCCGATCAACTCATCAACACAACCGATGAATTTGCAGATCAAGTCGAGCTCGTGGATGGCGACACGTCGATCCGACTGGTCACAGACACCTCGGTGGGCATGGCATCAGTTACTCTCGACCTGGAGGGTGGCTCACACCTTGCCATGATCTTCGACGATGATGATGCAACCGAGCCCACGAACTGGAACTGCCTCATTGGATTGTTCTAAATCCCATGTACATACCATTCGTATCTTTGGTGAAGCGACAAAGCCCAGAGGCGATTTTCTACCGACCAATTTACACTGACTCGGCTGGGGTCAAATGGTGGCCCAATGATGCCTTCGGTGATCCCCGGCAGGAAATTGTCCACCCGGCGCCGATCAGGCACTACCGCCTGGACGAGGCGCCTGTTGGGGGAACGGGATACGGTAATGACATCTATGGAAACGGACGTCTCCTGTTTGCTGATGACACCACGTCATCGTCTCACGTAGTCGATGATGGCCCGTGCCGAGAGATCGGTGCTGCATACGGCCGAGGCGGCGGTCAAGCAAATCCAGACGTCTGGGATATCACCTACACCGGCACAAGTGATCCTCCGAGTGCCGTAACCGGAGTGCCAGTACCGGGCGACTCCGATCCTGTGGTCGCAAATCCTGCGGGTATTACCACCAACACGGGCACGTTGTCATGCTGGTTCAAGATCAGCGACCTGTCCACGGTGTGGGCCAGGGACAATTCAGATGATGACGATGGGACCGAGGTCTGCATCATGAATGTCAGCCATGGCGTGGATCACGGCAGCGGTTGGGTAGCCGGCGGATGGAACGTCAGGCTCTCGCTTAGACGATTTGGAAATCCGTCTTCTGGTGGAGCATCGGATCGATATTTCAGGATCGAAGGACACATGGGCGATGGCGCCAATACCATTGCTGCTACTTGGACATCCGGAGAGAACTCCACGTGGGCTTTCCTGCTCAATGATGATGACTGGCACCTGCTGTCCTTGACGTATAGCGGCAACCAGCTCGTCACATACATCGATGGTCGAAAGATTATCAGCAAGTCTGGCAGCACGATGACCTTCCCGAGTACCCCTGCCATTCGGCTTGGAATCAACAAGGATATAGATGGGGGATCAGTGGTCACTGGTTGCCGAAACTGCCAGATCGCCTACGCTTCTATTTACCCCACCAAGGTCACAGCGGACGATCTTCTTCGACACTACGCCTCGATGAAGAGGTGGTTCGATCACAAGGTCACCGACTACCACACGACAGAGCCCCTGGCTACGAACTCGGTTCCGGAAAGAACAAGCACCCAGGACGATCACTCTGGGACTGCTGATCTCAGATACTCCGTGCCATGCCTGAAGGGCCAGTATCGACACGATGGCAGATATGCCCACGTGCTACGACTGCACAATCCGTGGTTCACAAACCTGCACACCGACTACGATGATGTCGCGGGTACGATCTATGTGATGCAATCCAGGCTCCAACTGCACGATGACAATTCGGGAGACTACCCGTTTGACTCGAACATATTCCGAAATGAGAAGGATCCGATCACCCTCACATCGGGGGCAATGATCCTCGACGAAGCAGCAGCCGGTACTCTAGGTGTAAATCTCACTGTAGTGCCTGGCAAGGTAGCAGTCATCACTGGGTATGACGGTTACCAGTGGCAGCCAGATTCGCCACCAGTGGGATTCCGAGAATCATCCTTCATCTGGAACTTTTGCATCAATTCATCATCCGGCGGGGATGGCTACTCATGCGCCCAACATGGAAACTATGCAACCGCAGCCTGCGGTGGTGGTAATAGCCCCCAGTGCGGGGCAGGTGGATGGGCCTTGTGGAGAGACAGAAATCAATTCTACTTCTTTGCTCCTTATGCAATTGAGGAAGTGCCACTGGGTAGCGGTTACGTCGAATCGTTCGTGGGTGACACACCCAGTGAAACCCAATCCGATCCCGACAAGACCCACTATGCAACCGGGGGTATTATTGTCGACAATCGTTTCCAGGCAGTCGCCTTCACCGTCAGTCAAGACGAGGGCATCCTCGGGATGGTTCAACAGCCACACGTCTATCCAAACGCCAGCGATAAGCGGGTGGAGTACACAGATACGACCTCCTCGGGGTCCAACACGCCGCCTGCAGGATTCGGAACTGGAACAACCATTGCCGGTTGGCCGGTTTGCTCGGAAGCAGCTCCCCTTCGCGGCATGTTCGTTGGACTCGAAACTTCTTCCGGCATGTGGAATGGCATCCCATGGGATTCCACTGGTGTTGCCGACAGCGGTGGCCAGGGAAATGACTGGGGGACTCCATCGGATTTCGCCACCGACAAGAATCGGTATGGCCCCACCGCGATCTGCAGGAAG